TTGCCGCATCCAAGTTATTTGGAATTAACAACAAAGACCAAGCCGTAGCATTGATGCTCTTGTGTCAAGCCGAGGGATTACATCCAGCAATAGCTGCACGTGATTATCACCTCATCCAAGGTCGTCCAGCATTGAAAGCAGACGCAATGCTTGCTCGTTTCCAACAAGCAGGTGGCTCCGTACAGTGGAAGGAATACACAGATGAAAAGGTTACAGGGCTATTCACGCACCCGCAGGGCGGCTCTCTCGAACTCAGTTGGACTCTACGCCAAGCGAAAGAGATTGGAATCGCCAACAAGGATAACTGGAAGAACTACCCAAGAGCGATGCTCCGTGCTCGTGTCATTAGCGAAGGAATCCGCTCTGTATTCCCAGGTTGCGTGGTGGGTGTCTACACCCCAGAGGAGGTACAAGATTTCAATCCTCCCGCAGAACAAAAGGTCAAGCACATGGGCACTGTGGAGCGGGTGGAGGATGTACCAGAGGATGTACTACAAGAGGACGATGGGGCGTTTGCGCTTCACGTTCCGAATTCAGACAAACCTTACAAACGATACGAAACGCCTGAAGATTGGATAGATGGCTATGCCAACATGGTTAACAGAATTGTCTCCAGCCAAAAGTTCTCTATGGAGGAAAAGACAGCAAAACTTGCTGCCCTCGCAACATGCAATACAGGTGTTACAGAGAACTTCAACAGCTTGGATAAAGTCAAACTCAAAGCAGCCATTGTCACCGCTGGAGGACAAAGCTCCCCAAAGCCAGACATGTCCCAACAACCTCCAGATACGGGACTCAGCGAATGAATGTCTTGAATCACTTGAGGGACATAGGGAGCCTGACACCACTGGAGGCATTAAATGAATATGGTTGTTTCAGGCTTGCGGCACATATCGAATCTCTGCGAAAAGACGGACACAGAATCTTTACGGAGATGGTTAACCAAGGCGGGAAGAAGTTTGCCAAGTACACACTTACACGAAAGGATTGAAATGGCAACAGGAAATGCACACAAGGAGATGCCTGGTTCAGGTGTCATGTACTGGGAAGAGGAAGAGATGCGTAAGTCTCCCAAAGGCCCAGACTACAAAGGGTTTGTTGTTCTAGAGATGGACTACAAAGCAGGTGAGAAGTTGAAGATTGCAGCGTGGCAAAAGCCAACCAGCCGAGGGCACAACTTGCTTGCTTTGAAAGAAGATAACTGGAGCAAGAAGAAACGTGAGGAAGAGATGAGGGACAAAGAAGTGCCTTCTAACTACGCACGTAAACCAGCAAGTCGGTTTGGTGAAGATGACGATTCTGTACCATTTTAAGGAGAAACACATGAAAAAACTTTTAATTGGAATTTGGGTTGCACTTAGCACAACAGTGGTCTATGCGGCTTGTTCAACACATACTTACTATGCAAATGGCAGGTATGTAACTTGCACAACCTGTTGCTACGGGAACAACTGCAACACCAACTGTTATTGATGGCAACAAAGACCTCACCCACACAGCGTAGTCTGGCTCACCTACGTGAGCTTGGCTACCACGTTGAAGTAGTTGAGAAGTGGAACAGCTTCACTAAACAACGAAAAGACCTGTGGGGGTGGGCTGACCTTCTAGCTATCCGCAAAGGTGAGGTGCTGGCAGTGCAGGTAACAGCCTCTGCCGTCAGTGACCGCATAAAAAAGATTATGGCCTCCGACACGCTTGCTCTTGTCAGAGATGCTGGAATCAGAATTGAAGTTCATGGCTGGCGCAAGTCAGCAAAGACAAACAGATACGTATTAAGAATTGAGGACATTTCATGAGTGACATCAAACCAACACCACAACAAATCCAGATGAGCCAAGACTCTGTGAACAAGGCCAACAACAGCATGAACTACACCATGAACTTGGTGAACATGTCTTTGCAACAACTGTGGAACATCGCCTACGCTGCTGGCTTTGAAGATGCACAGGAAATCATGAAGACAGACAAAGGTCAAAAATGAGTAAGGCACAACCAATTACACAGGAACGCATAGAGGCCAAGGTCTTACGCATTCCAGAAGCAGGGTGTTGGGTTTGGATGGGTTCAACACAAGTGAGGGGCTATGGAGAAATTATTTCCAATAATCGTAAGCATCTTGCTCACCGTGCTAGTTACGAGGCTTTTGTGGGAAAGATACCCAAAGGCATGTATGTTTGTCATGCTTGCGATAACGTGGCTTGCGTCAACCCTAATCACCTATTCTTAGGAACACAGAAGCAAAACTTGCAAGACATGGCAAGCAAGGGCCGCAGCACTTGGGGTGAAAAGAACGCCAATGCAAAGTTAACAGAAGCTCAAGTTAAAGAAATCAAACAAGGATTTCAAGCGGGAAAGACAGACACAGAGCTGGCAATGCAATTCAACATATCACGTTCAACAATTTACGGCATCAGAAACAACAAACTTTGGAGTTACATAAATGTCTAAAGCGCATATTTTCGTAGCAACCCCTATGTATGGTGGCATGACCACAGGCTACTACTGTCAGTCACTGGTCAACACAACCGCTGTCATGCGAGCCAACGACATCGACATGTCCTTCTCCTGCATGTTTAACGAATCCCTCATCCAGCGTGGGCGTAACGCTCTTGCACATGGCTTTCTGAACAAGAAGGAAGCTACCCACCTGATGTTTATTGACGCAGACATCCGCTGGAATCCCGCTGACATCGTTCCTATGATTGACGCTGACAAAGATATTATTTGTGGCATCTACCCCAAGAAGGAAATCAACTGGCATGGTGTCGAGCAAGCAGTCAAAGATGGTGTGCCTGTTGACCAACTGAAAACCCGTACAGGTTCTCTGGTGGTTAACCTTGTTGACTATGCTGGCACAGTCACAGTACCAGCACATGAGCCTGTGGAAATCTGGAATGGCGGTACAGGGTTCATGCTTATCAAACGTGAGGTACTGGAAGACCTGGCTACAAAGATGCCAAGCTATATCAATGACGTTACCTTCCTGTCTGGCGAAATCAAGCAAGACAAGATTGTGGAGTTCTTTGCCTGTGCGATTGAAGAAGGCGTAGGACGCTTGTTGTCAGAAGACTACTACTTCTGCCAAGAAGCACGTAGACATGGATACAAGATTCATGCCGCTCCGTGGGTGGTTCTTGGGCATTTCGGTAGCTACCTGTTTGAAGGTGGCTTGCTTCCAGCAGCATGACCATCTCTCTTGACCTTGGGTGCGGAGAAACTATCCGCAACCCATACCAAGCAAAGACAGTTGTAGGACTGGATTTAGAGCAAGCAGACCTTGCTATACAGCCTATCCCCTACAAAGACAATCTGTTTGACTACGTGACGGCATACGACTTTCTGGAACACATCCCCAGACTGTTGTATGTCCCACAACGCAGATACCCGTTTGTAGAACTGATGTCAGAGATTTACAGGGTGATGCGGGTAGGTGGCAAGTTCTTATCCTCTACCCCTGCCTTCCCACACAGTGCGGCCTTCCAAGACCCGACACATGTGAACATCATCACGCCTGACACGTTTAACGAATACTTTGATGACCACAAGATTTGGGCAAAGCAGTACGGGTTTAAGGGCGCATTCCACATAAATGAGATGCGCTATCACGGCCCTCACCTGTTGGTGGAGCTACAGAAGGTTCATGTCAACGTTTAGCAGTCCGTGCCGACTTGATAAACGCTTCTTTGGTAGGGTAACCAGCTTGCCCCTTGCGTTTAGGAGGCAGTCCCGCCGCCCTGCGTTGGTTAATGTTGTAGTACAAGCCACGTTGGGCTTTTGGTGTGTATGCCATTATCTGCACCCCCATCTCTTTCTTGCTGCCTTGCCACGCTCCCCCGTCCAGCCACTGCTTCTAGCGCAGAAAGACTTGTGACGAGGGTTTGATGTATCTTTGGTGGGAGCCTTGAGGTTGCTCCCTGTTGCTCTGTTTGCCTTTGCACGACCCTTGGCAGTCAATCCCGCACCCTTCTTCACAGAGAGCTTCTCGCCTCTGCCAACAGATAGATTTGGAAACTTCTTTCTAGGCATTACACATTCCTCTCAAAATGTGGGCAATCAACAAGCGACTTGAAATTACCACCCCACCTGTTCTTGATATGCAATGACTCCCAATACTCCCCCAATGGGGCTATGGTGGTCTTGTCCCAGATTATCTTCCCATCTTTAAAGAAGTTCAAGTCAATAGCACAGCGTTTGAGGTGGATGCTGTTCATGGTCTTGGAACGACCTGTTTTAAAGTAAATAGCCTGTTGTTCAGGGGTACGGGCAAGTTCACCGCCCGTGACCACAAATCCTTGTTCTGTAGCGTGGGTGACCAGTTTGCAAACATCCAGCAGGAAAGCAGCTTGTTCTTTATTCAAACTCATTTCTTGCCCCTCATGTCTGCCAATTTCTCTATTGTCCGACCACCAAAATACGCACCCATAATGAGCATTCCCCAGTTGCCAAGCAAGGTAACGTAGGACTCATTTGCGTTATAGCCG